AAAGAAACAACCCAGTCGTACATACCAGGTATAGGTTCTTTGACATACGCTCCTGCATACTTCTCCTGTTTTTCTTGGTCTTTTTTAGGTGGAATGACAATGCCTTTCCTTTTTAGATCATTGTATATGATCATGTCCCACATTCTAACCTGATAGAACACATCTGTAAAGTTTACTTTAGCATCAAATGCCATAGTAATAGCAAGTTCAATCAGTTTCATCTTCTCTTCAAGACCATCAACAAGTCTAACGTCTTGAATGTTGTAATCTACAAATTTATTCCATGCTTTTGTGTAAAATTCTTTGAACGTGTCGTGTTCAGAGTGGTCAAGTTTTTTCTTACCAAGTTCTACCTCACCAATGTAATCAAGTCTGTATGACTCTTGTGCTTTATATGTAAATTTTTTGTATAGATCAAGGTAATCGAGGACAGTGACACCACCAATATCGTATACAAGATGAGGTCTACCTGCCAAGTAAATCTCCTCGTGTGTGACCAATCCCCAAGGTGATAATTTTTTAGATGCTTTTTCACCTAACACTCTAGTTATTCTTTTTGCAAGGTATGGTATGTCATATAATTGGCAATTCCACCCTGTTACAACCTCAGGAGGACTGTGATTCCAGTAGTTTAGGAAGTGTGTCAGCAAATCATGTTCATCGTTACATTGAACATACTTGACCATCTTATCTTGTGTTCTGTAAGAACCTACACCGAACGTCAAAATACGTTTTGTGTTGTAATCTTGCAGTGAAATAAGTAACATTTCCTCATCACACTTCTCTACAGTAGGAAAACCATTTTCAGATTGAACCTCAATGTCAATAGTCACAAGGTTCATTTTTTTGAGATCAAATTTTATTTCATTCTCTGGATATCTGTCAGAAATATATTGATATATGTACCTATTGTTGCCATATATCTCAAAATTTTCTACGTTTTCATGACCTCTAATAAATTCTCTAGTCTCTCGCACTGTACCAGGTTGTATACTCTGAACATATTTGCCATCTAAAGTCCTATATTTTGTCTTTTTCTTACTAGGAACGAACATCGTAGGTTGAAAAGACTCCCTTGATGTAAAACTTTTTCCATTTTCATACCCACGGACGAGAAAATCATTCCCAACCATCTGTACGTTTGTATAATATCTCACTTACTTAGCAATTAATGCTTGATACTTGTCAAGTTGTGTTTTATCTGGTTCTATTATAGTAAGAAAACTGTCTGAGTGCACCATCATTTCTCTTTGCGTAGTAAATGATGGCCATGACTCAAGAAATTCACCCTTCAATTCAAAAGGGTCTGTGAGTTTACAGTCTGGTTCACCCATTTCAGATCCAACCTCTTCTAATCTTGAGATAAGAACGAGGTTATTCTTGAATAATATAATTTTGATCATAATGAAAGACTTCTAGATTTCAAGTTTACCACAACTGTACGCACTTTGTCAATGTAACCTTGATTTCTAAGTTCTTTGAATACCATATTTTCAAAACCATACTCACCATATTTCTGTAGAGACACTGATCTACTGTCCCTTAATTTTTTGACAAGTTCTTTCAATGCATCAGCATTTTCACTTTTGATAAGTGCATCAATTTTTGTTCTGAAATTGTTTACCTTTTTCTCAATTTCTTTTTCGTCAACATCATCTTCAATTCTTTCTGGTTCTTGTATCCATGTCTTTTTCATAAGACTATACACACCTTGACTCTTCTTTCTTGTTACTTTAGGTCTCTCAATGTATGGTTCTGCTTTGACACCATATATTGTGACATTGTGAGTCAATTCCCAAAGTGTTTTCTTGTCCATGTAATATTGGTCAAGTAAATCTGGATTACAATCAGGTATAAATTTTGGATCAACAACAATGTGCACATCCAAATCAGAGTATTGTGTGTAATTATACCCTGCATTTCCCCCAAGTAAAAGCACATCAACTACTGCTCTTTGATCTAAATCAACAAAATCTACGAATGCCTCCGCAAAATTCATCAACGCTTCACGTACCTCAGGCTTGAGAGAATCCCCAATCCAAAAGGTTGGATTGAGGATCTCTGTGAACCTAAGAGTCAATGACTCTCTAAGGTCTTTGGGTTTTATATGTCTAAGGACTCTTGAATACATGTATGTATTTAGAGCCAATCTTTTCGCCTCTTCTCCTCAGGAATTATTTTCTCAATGTCAATGAGTAATAGACCGTCTTCAAATCTTACATTTTTTACTACAAGATCGTCTGGTAATGACCATGCACGAGTGAATGCACGTTGTGCTAATCCCTTATGAACATAGTCTTGTTCAACTCCATCCTCTTTCTTGCCTTCTATGACAAGTCTTCCTTCCTGTGTATAAACTTTAAGATTCTTTTTCTTGAACCCTGCAAGTGCTACCTCAACCCTATACTCATGATTTGAAATCTTTATAGTATTATATGGTGGGTAGTTTGTATTTGCAAAATGAGAATCAAACTCCTGATACCAGTCGTCGAATCCTATCATATTGCGTTGTATCTTTTCAAGATACTTTTGTGTGTCTGGAACAGACAAGGTAATACTTCCGTTACCGAACATGGTGACCTCCAATAAGCGTCGTTTGTAATGTCCCCGAAGGCGACAATACTAATTATACACGATGGTAAAAATATGAAGTACGGTTATTGGGGTTCGGGTGCTTTTTTCTTTCCTATATTATATTTTGTTTCAAGTGTCCAATTCCCTTTTTCTTTATAACTTATTACCTTAATTTGATTGAGTGGTGCTATATCTAATACTTCATCTATGACTGTTGAAATCAAACCCCAATCAACTAATAATTGTATGATTCTATTTCTACGTTGCACATCATTCACACTTAGGTTTGCTTTTTTACCGTCAAGAGCAAACAACTCTTTAAAATGAACAATATAATACTTACCTTGCTTATGAAGTATATGACATGATTGATATAACTTTTTCTCTTTCCGTGATGCTACACCAATTCTTGTTAGAGTTTCTCTGACCTTCAAAAAATCATCTGGTTCAGATAGAAATATCTCTATCATCTTCTCAGGAGACCATTGATACTCAGGTTCCATAACGTTCATTTCAATCCACCAACCTCAAGTTTATTTTGAATAAATCTAATTTGTTCTTTGGTTAGAAGTGGGAGAACTTGCTTTGCCTTTTCATTACTATATCCATAGTATGACTTGATAGACTCAAGGTTCTTCAACTCTTCTTTCCTAATCCAAGGTGCAAACCTTTTCTTAGATCTGAGAGTATTTAGATAAAAATCATATTGTAACTGTTTGTCTAGGTCTATATGCATATTCATTTCATTTACAAACATCACACAATCAAGATGACCTGAGAGACATCTATTGATGATATATGATGGATAACTCTTGATACAATCTGGATCTTCCTCCATCAAATTTTTTTTTGTGCTGTTGATAGAGTTCAACCAATCCTTTAGTTCAACGGTCAAAGATCCTCTCCTTCATCTCAGGTGTCCACTTATCATAATAACCTGTTTTGTGCAATTCTGCTCTCTTTTCTAACAAATCTTTTCTATCTTGAACAATGATAGCAGTTACACCACTATTGACCACTTCGTCACCAACTTGTTCTACAGTGTCTGGATGCTCGTCATAAAAAATAAATTGAGGATATTTTTCACCCAACCACGATACAATATTTTTTAATTTTTCAGCACGTGGAAGAAGAGGATATTCAAAATAAAATATCTTTACTTTAGACCCAACAATATCTTGAATATTTTCTTGTAAAATATCATAGTTTACAAATTTTTTTATCTCTACATTACCATCCAACCATGCTTTTTTAGCGAAAGGACAAGGCGGTAGATTATTGAAAACAGGATTAGGTTTACTAAGATAATCCAGTATCCAATCTTTCAGATTTTGGTTTGATGATGATTCTGTTGTTTTCATAATCTGCCTTAAAATCTAATCTAACATCATTTGCCCAACACATTTCTTCATAAAGCATGTTGAGTCTTTCCATGTCTTCATACAGATCCTCAACCTTATCCATGATCCTTGAAAAAATCTTTCATTGATGATTGTAATTGTCCCACATTTTCTTTTGGATCTAATTCATTATATCCTTTTATCTTTTTCCACTCATTATACAATGCACCTAATAACCATGCTTGAGATAGACTTTTAGGTCCGTTCTCTAGTAATTCGAGATAACGTTTGTTGTGAGTGTAACTTTTGTATTCTTCTCTCCAATTGGAGTCATCATATGGTTTCATAAAGGCACCTCTCATTTAGGTTTAGTATAACATACTATTTTTTATAATGCATGTTCCTGTCTTTATTAGATGACTTGGGTAATTTAGTTCCTCTTACTCTCTTCTCACCTGTCTGACCAGTTCCTTGTGGATGTTTACCTACCTTTTCTTTTCCAAGTGTGAAAGATTTATTTGGTTTTTTATTTTGAGTGTCATGTAATTTTGCTGGTCTATTAGGTTTCTTTGTAATCACAGACTCTTGACCATGTTTACGACCCAATCTCCTCATTGTTTTACCAAACCTACGCTTAGACATCTTATTAGGTTTAGATGTAGAGTAAGAGACTTCTCTACCAGTAGATCCGTCATCATATTTGTAACTACCAACGGTTTTTTTATATCCTATACCTTTCTTCTTTAAATCTTTTTCAAGACCTTTTCTTTTTTTTCTATTCGCTCCTTCATCTGAACCACGATCAGCAGCAATGTGACCAGTGGTTTTAGTTTTAGATTTACTAAGTTGTCTTGCTAATCCACCCTCCTGTAGATCAATCACATCATGAACATCAAATAAAAAGTCTCTAAATGTTTTCATAGTTGGTTAGCACCAATTCTTTTCTTTTCTTTTGTTCCTTGATGTAATCGCCAGTAGATCGCATTGTGTATGTGTGATCATACTCTGCTGCATTCCATTCAGAGAATCTTCTTTTATTTAGATTAGATGAGTTATAACTGACAAGCATTGTGTGTTTTGCACTGCTACATGCCTGTGAGAACCTAGTGTGGTGGAAGTACTTATGCATGCCTCCTTTCTTACCATAAAGATTAGAACCTATCTCATAAGGAGGATCAAGATATACAAAAGATCCTTCACCGTGCAATAACTCTTCGTAAGATAAGTTTGTTATCTTCCAATGTTTTATAAGTTGCATATACCCTGTGAGTTTTTCTATACCATTCATAGAAAAATTGGAGTCACTTGCCTGACGAGAGAATGAACTATTCTCACCTAGACCACTAAAACTGCACTTGTTTATGACATAAAAAGCAAC